GGATTACGTATAAGGAGTACGACTGGTATTGGAATCGTGAGCATGGAGAGGAGTGGAAGAAATGACTAAAACACCTGAAGAGTTGCAAAAAATAGCAGAAGAATATGAGCGCAGTATAACTCCTGCAATAGAAGATGCAGATAGCATTTTTAAGCATGAACGAATTCGTAGTTTTCAATATGGTTATCGCGCTGGCTACCAGGCGGCAGCAGCGGAATACCAAGAAAAACTAAATCAGATTAGGTTAGACCGTCCTGCGTTCAAAAAGCATGAGATAGAAAACCTTTTAAGCCAAGCTAATTTAGATGGTTTTAAGCGAGGATATGAGCAAGGTAAAATTGTTCAGAGCGAATGGATCAGCGTTAAGGATCGGATGCCGCCACCAGAAGTAGAAGTTTTATGGTGGAATGAAACAGCGGATGAAGCAGGAGTTTCTAGTTATCAATATATGTCGCATTGCAATGCTACCATAATTGAGTGGGGAGACGCTGGTTATCTTTTTATAAAAAACTTTACCCACTGGATGCCACTACCTGCTGCGCCAGAGGAGGAGAAATGAAGACATTTACCATTGCCGACATTAGAAGCTGGGACCCTTGCTACGACCCAAACAAGCACCTGCCTGAAGATTGGAGTGGCACAGTGCTTGAGATACTTAATTACAAAACAATATCACCTAAAGACAAACTTTGGGTTGTATGTAGAGAGGATTTAATAGATGCAAAAACGCTGCGACTTTTTGCGGTGTGGTGTGCTAGGCAGGTTGAGCATTTAATGACAGACAACAAAAGCAAGCAAGCGCTAGACGTTGCAGAGCGTTTTGCACACGGCAAAGCAACTAGCGGTGAACTAGCTTGTGCTAATGTTGCTGCTGCTGCTGCTGATGCTGCTTATGCTGCTGATGCTGCTTATGCTGCTGCTGTTTATGCCGCTTATTCTGCTGCTGATGCCGCTGCTCGTGCTGGTGCTGTTTATGCTGGTCGTGCTGGTCGTGGTCGTGCTGCTGCTGGTCGTGCTCGTGCTCGTGCTCAAATTGCACAACTAATAAAAATGGTACAAGAATAATGGGCATTGAGCATCGCATGAAAGATGAGTCAGAACAGACCCGCCGTTGTCCTTGGTGCAATCATATCAGTACCGTAAACGTTGTGGATGGTAAGGATTTTTACTTTTACTGCCAGAATCCTACATGTAGTGTAGAGCGGATTTACGGTGATAATGCGGTAATGACAGGTGGGTATGATTCAGCAGACCGAGAGATACTTTAAGTGCCCTGAGTGTGGTGCCGTCGCAGTGGTTGATGAAAACATTGAGCCAGGCGAGTTTGAGACGTGTCTTGAGTGCGATGAAGAGATAGACCCACGGACTAACCCGGCTATTTGGGAAGAGTTCTGGGCGTACTGTCAAAAGCTGAAACATGGATGATTATCTTGCGGATAGACGCATTGATGAGACCATAGTATGGCGACCACAATCCGGTCCTCAAGAAGCCTTAGTACATTGTCCCATTACTCTTATAGGCTACGGCGGTGCCCGTGGTGGCGGTAAGACTGATGGGGTCTTAGGTAAGTTCGCTATCGTTCAAGAGCAGTTTGGCGTTGATTTTAACGCTATCTTCTTTCGTAAAGAGTTACCCCAAGCAGATGACTTAATAGAGCGAGCAAAGCAGATATACTTACCCTTAAAAGCTCACTGGCAAGACCAAAAGAAGCAGTTTACGTTTCTTAATGGTGGAAGATTACGGTTTAGGCCATTGTCTGATGATTCTGATGCTGAAAAGTATCAAGGGCAAAATCTTAGTCATTGTGCAGTAGAGGAGGCGGGTAACTACGCTGACCCTGCACCTATCTGGAAGCTATTCGGAGCGTTACGAGGTAAGGGTGGTGGGCAAGTTATCCTTACCTTTAACCCAGGCGGTATAGGTCACGGATGGCTTAAAGAGCTGTTTATTAGACCATCGCCAAAAGGCATGAAGCTCTTGCGCAAAGACCTGCCTAACGGTGCTGGCTTTGATTACATTTATATCCCGTCCAGAGTACACGATAATCAAATACTGTTAGCTAAAGACCCAGAGTACATTAACCGATTGCATATGGTTGGCTCGCCAGAGCTGGTCAGAGCATGGCTAGAAGGAGACTTTGAGATCCATGAAGGTAGTTACTTTCCTGAGTTCAGTAGCAAGCATATCGTTAGTCCTTTTAACGTGCCTAAACATTGGCCTAGGTATCTTGGTTATGATTGGGGTTTTCGTAGTCCTTTTGCCGCTGTATGGGGTGCTGTTAGTTCTGGCAGGGATGACTCCGGTAACGAAGTCCCATACCCCAAAGGAAGCATCGTTATTTATCGAGAATTGTGGGGCAAAGGAGTCGATAACGTTGAACAGGCAAATAGAATTGCTTCTCTCTCCGTCGGAGAAAATCCACTAGGCTACGCTGACCCGTCTATCTTTAAGCACGATGGTGGACCAAGCATTAACGACCAACTTACCCAGGTTTTTGGAAAGTATAAGCACCCACCGTTTAGAGCGGCTGACAATGATAGGTTGTCGGGTTGGTCGCAGATCAGACAAAGGTTGGTTAATAAGCCACCGTTGCTGTATATTTTTGCTACATGTCCGTATCTCATCCAGACCCTTCCCGCTTTGGCAATCGACAAACGGAAGCCAGAGGATGCCGACAGTGCAGGCGATGATCATTGCATGGATGCTTTGCGCTATATGTGTAAGGCAAGATTGGTTGACAGCAAATGGGAACAACCTGCGGAAGTCTTCAACAAAGGTGTTATTAAGTTACAAGCGTATATTGCGCAAATGCGGCAGCAAGCTAGTAGGCCAAAAATATGAGTGATGAATCAGTTATCAAGCGTTTCTCCGGTGCCTATTGGAAGAGTCAGATTAACCTCGCCTTAGAGCGCCGGAAGACCTTTATTACTGCGGCTGAAGAGTCTATCCGTGTTTATAATGCTCAAAAAGATGTTGGTATCATGCGTGATACTGAGCGTCGTTTGAACGTGTGGTGGTACTGCGTAAACACTCTTTTACCAGCTTATTACTCCTCCACACCCAAAGCTGAAGTAACACTACGCAAACGCTCAGGCGGTACCTTGCATGAGGCTTCCGCTGTTATCTTAGAGCGAAACATCCAGTACCAGATGGATATGGAGTTTAACTTTGATCAGGTTGGTTACAGTGCTGCCTTGCAATTCCTTCTTACCGGCCAGGCTGTTTTATGGGCAAGATATGCTTTTGAGTCAGAAGTGCAAAAGCAAGAGATGGTACTGTTTCAAAATCCAGACGGTACTCTAGTTGATTCTGACAATGAAACCTACGAAGGGCCTACTGATATCCTTACCGCTGGTCCTGGTAACACTTTAATCGTTCCAATGGATGTTGAGGTTAAAGAGGATGAGCGAGCAATCTTAGAGACGGTTCAATACAATGACTACATTTGTTCTGATGCTCGTAACGAGTCAGAAGTAGAATGGCGTGGGCGTAGGGCTTACCTAAATCGTAGCCAAGCAGTAGAGCTTTTTGGAGAAGATGTAGGCAACAAGCTAAAGTTTGACAGCTTTCCAGAGGCCATAAAGAAAGACTTTAATCGTGACAGAGAAAAATACGAGGGCAAGGCAGAGGTTTACGAGATTTGGTGTTACGAGTCAGGGCAAGTTTACTGGATCCAAATGACTGGCGAGAAGTCGCTCCTTATGGAGTCAGAGCCACCTATAGAGTTTGAGAAGTTCTATCCTTGTGTTGTTATCGCTCAAAGCCAAGACCCAGACTCGGTTATTCCAGTATCAGACTACTCTCACGTTAAAGACCAAATTCTCGAAATTGAGAGAATGACTACCCGTATTCATGCGGTTACTCAGGCTATCAGAACAAACGCAACTTACGATTCCGCTATCGGTAGCCAGATTGAACAGCTAATGATTGGTGACTTGAAGATGGTGCCAACGATTAACTGGCCGTCTTATAAGGCTCGTGGTGGATTGCAAAACAGCATTGAGTTCATGCCTATTGCACCGTTTGTAGAGGCGCTTGGAACATTACAGGCCGCTCGTCAAACAGCTTTGTCACAGCTTTATGAAACACTTAAAGTATCCGATCTACTACGTGGCACCAGTGCCGAGTACAAAACTGCAACTGCAAACAGACTCGAAAACGCTTGGTCCTCGCTCGGTCTTATCGTTCGTCAGAACATGTTTACTAAGTTCATTTCTGACGGTATCGGAAATCTTGGTGTCATCGTTACTACGATGTTTGAAAAGAACAAGATAATGAATGTAGCTGATGCGCCACAGGTATTACTACCGTTGGTGCCAGCAACACCGCCACCGCCTCCGCTAGACCCAAATCTCCCGCCAGAAATGCAGCCTTTGCCACCACCACCGATTGATCCAAACATGATGGTAATGGCGATGGAAGAACAAATCATGGCACTGTACCGTGATGACGATCAGTTTAACTACCGCATCCAGATTGCGTCTGACAGCATGGTGGCAATTGACCAAGCTCAAGACCAGGCAGAAGGCGCACAGCTTATGTCTACGTGCGGCGAGTTTTTCAATCAGATGAAAGCTCTGATTGAGCAGTACCCACCTTTGCTAGAGTTTTCTATTCAGTTGTTCCAGAACGTCATTAAACGATTTAAGGGAGGCAAAGAGCTTGATGGCATCTTTACGAAAGCTCTTAAACAAGTTGGTGAAATCTCTGCGGCTAGAGAGGAGGCAGCTAAGCAACCGCCTCCACCGGACCCTAAGACGATTGAGATACAAGGCAGAATGCAAATTGCGCAAATTGAAGCACAAGCTAGGCTGCAAGCTGCGCAAATGGAAATGACTGATGCCCATGACAAGAACATGATCAGTTATCAAGAATCTCAGTTAAAGATGCAACGTGATCAAGTTGAGTCTCAATTGAAAATTCAAGCGCAGCAATTCAATGAGTATGTGAAGCAGCAAGAACTTGGGTTGGGTCAACAGGAATTGCAAATCAAGTCAAATGCCGTTCAAGTTGACATGCTTAAAGTACAAGCTATGTCGCAATCGGATGCAAACAAGCAAGCGATTCAACAAGAGACTAATCGCATGTCTCAAATACTTGAGATTCAAAAACTTGAGTTAGAGAATATGCGAGTGCGTTTAGCTGAATCTGAGAAGTTGATGGAAGAGCGCAGACTTCAAAACGAGCAGCAGCTTGAGCGAGTCCAAATGACAATGCAGACGTTCCAAACGCCAATGAAAACGGAATCGCAGCCAGTTGTTATCAACAACATCATTCCAAAGCCAAGCAAGCGAGTTGGTAAAGTGACTATGGATGAGTTAGGTAACCCATCCATTGAACTTAATAACATTGATGACGAGGCATAGTTGTGGCTGACAACGTTGAGGTATCCAACAGTCCTACTAGTGTAAACCCTGATATCCCTGTTCGTACCATCGACAAAGGTGGCGAACAGGTACAAGTAGTAGCGGTAGACTACGGTGGTGCTGGAACAGAGGATCTAACTGTTCCAGACTTTGCTACGGAAAATACGTTGCAAAGCATTAATGCTGCAATCGCTGGCGGCTTGTATTTCAACATTACAACCAACTCAGACATTCTTGGCGTAAGCGTTCAAGGCCGAAGAAACAATGAGATTGAACTAAGTTTTTTCGACTCATTTGATGCAAATCTTATTAATAACACTACCGCCGCTGGTGGTTCTGCAACCATATCTGGTGGCCATGCTCGGTACCGCACTGGAACTAATACAAACGGTGCTTCGCGTGGAGAAACCATTTACAAATGCAATTACAGACCAGCGCACGAAGAATACGCTTTTTTTACTGCGGCATTTACAACAGGGATTGCAAACTCATATCAGCGCATTGGTATTTACGATACTGATAATGGCGCTTTTATTGGATATGAAGGAACGTTATTTGGCGTAACGCTTCGTAGTGGAACTAGTGATACAAGAATAGCGCGAACAAGTTGGAATGGTGATCCGCTTGATGGTTCTGTTGGCTCAATCTTTACTCGCGCTGGTACACCAGAAGCTATTAACCTTACCTATTCAAATCTTTATCGTATACGTTTTGCTTGGCTTGGGTCTGCGTCATTTCTTTTTGAAGTTTTCAGTCCTGATGCAAAGTGGGTAACATTTCACACCATTCGCATACCTAATAGTCAGCTTGCACCTTCGATAGAAACACCTAACCTTCCAATGAAGATTGAGTGTGTAAAAAGTGCAGGTGGTGCCACAGATTTGTCGATTTACACAGCATGTTGGGCAGCGGGAACTACATCAGATTACAATCCAATTACAGAAACTCTTACAGATTATAGCCTAGCTAATCTTACTCGCGCTGTACTTGCAGGACGCTCAAGCACTGGTGGTGGAACGTACTACAACGTAAAAGTTAATCCGTCTGGTTCCCTTATTACTGCTATTGGCGATATCACAGGCATTGTTGGCCAAAATACGATGGCAAACAGCTTGCCAGTAGTTATAGCAAGTAACCAAACTGCCATACCTGTTACAGATAATGGTGGTTCACTTACAGTTGACGGTACTGTAGCTGCAACACAAAGCGGCACTTGGAACATTAACAATGTAAGCGGTACGATTAGTTTACCTACTGGTGCTGCCACTGAATCAACACTTTCCACCCTTAATGGTAAAGTTACGGCATGTAACACAGGTGCAGTTACTATCTCTACGGCTTTACCTGCTGGAACAAATAACATAGGTGATGTGGATGTTCTTACGTTGCCGGATGTTGCAATAAAGAACTATTCAACAAGTGCTGTAACAAGTGTTGTTTCAGCGGCAACAAGTACAAGTATTCTTGCGAGTAACGTAAATCGCCGCATGGCAATCATGGTGAATGACACCGATAGAAACACTTATGTAAAACTTGGTGCTACTGCTAGTACAACCAGTTTTTCGTACAA